CAAGCAATCTTGCGCCGTCTGGTAGAATGAACAGTTCAATAACATCGCCTGATGCTAGTGAAGATGCTTCGTAGAGGCCATGAGCCACGCGGATACGACCGCCAAGCTCATTAGCTTTGTTCATAACAACAGGTGTTGCCCTGTTATTAGTACGCTGTGTTGAATAAACAGTTGCCATTGATCAATCTCCTTATTCGTTACATGCAATTTCGACTACTTTTGCTTCTTCCATGCGTGTTGCACCCATAGTTTGGCAGTAGTAGACTTGCGTTGCGTATGACTTATCGGCTCGTTCATCGATCTTTGCGCTAGGCTCTTTGCCCATTGCAACTTTAAGACCGTCTGATGCAAACGCGATAACCTGGCGGCTTGTGCCGTCATCGGTCAAACGGTTTGAAACGATGAAATTAAAACCTACGAAAGTGTTTATTTCACCTTGAGCCAGAGCTTTTACAGTATTGAAATCGCTCGAAGTCACGGTTGTGTTATTCAACAAATCGCTGACTTGCTTTGGAGACACAATGATGTGGCGCGGTATTGACGGATCAACACTTGCTGCATCGAGCAACTCTTTTGCAGACACGAGCTTTGCAATGGTTAAACCAGCAGAACCGTGTGCGATTTTCTGACCAGCTGGTAGCACTGTTGATGTGGAACCATCTTTGCCAGTTAGGGATGTACCTAACGCAGCTGCGATAATTTCATCATCCATAGCACGACCCATAGCAGCAGCAGCTGCACGGCCATATGTTGAAGTTGGATCTATAAGTAATCTTACACGATCCTGATCATCGATCAGATCCGCATACTCATAGTCTGACATTGTCACCATTCTCAATTATGTTCGCCTTAGTTCGCTAACCTAAGACCGCCTTTCGGCTGCTATATGTCGCCATATAGTTCAGATCATATCACCATCTCTACAAGCTAAGAGATGCTCTGCGCTTCGGATCGCTTGACCCTACTTCCTTTCGGAATGATCGTTGCACGTTCCCATTTCTGGGCTTCGATCAGGATTATCTCGGAGAGACTTCCCCTGAGTTCACAGAGTTTTTCGAAATAGGTTGCCCTATTAAGCCGCTAACTGGTAACGGGTATGGGGTGTTTCGATTAATGGCGTATCGGCATGCCTCGATGTTTTCTTAACAGCGGCTGCTGATCCCACTTGATCAAAGAAAGCTTTCTCACCGTTAACACTTTCTATGTCTACTGCATTACGCAGCAAACTACCCATCTGCTGTGAAAGCATTTGGACATTAGCGCTAAACTGGTTGACAAAAGCCGTAGTGATTTGAGTAGACATTTGTCTCTCCTCTACAGTTAAAGTTTTCAGATTTCTGCGCGCGGTTATCTCGATGAGGCCGTGCTAACTGTTTAGTCAGTCACTCTACTTGTCACACAAGTTTGACGAAGTGGGGCTTTCGCTTATCCACTAGCGAGTTCAAATAATCTTTGAACCTCTTTAACAGCTTCATCATGTTGTGGATGAAACTTGTCTTGATAAACACCTTCTTTCATTTTTTGCTTTGCCAAAGACATGGCTTCTTCTGGTGTCATAATCAATTCGGTGGCTTCACCTAAGAGGGTGTCCTCACCTATGTCTGATGCAATAGAAGCAAACATTTTTATTATATCTGGGTGATCTCCTAGTTTGCGACCATCTGATAAAATTGTATCTTCTAACAATGCTGGATCAATATACTTCTGCGCTGCGGCCAAACCTAATTTAACTTTTTGCTCTAGCGCCTGGCCAAACTCCTGTTGCAGTTCTTGCCTGGTGGTATTGTTTATTTCATCTATATTGGCATCAAATTTTTGATCAACATCAGCAAAAGTATTTTCTAAATACTCTGCCATCTTTTGCGCCTGGTTGCCGTTTAGACCAGCACCATGCGCTGCATTTCTAAAATTGTTCCAGGCTTCTGCATCTGAATCGTCAGTATTAATTTTTATATCGTAGTCTTCAGATTTTTCTGGACGCCCAGTTTCCGCATAGAATTCATTATACTGATCGTCTGTCCAGCTGCTTTGCGGCTTTACAATTTTGTCTGCGCCAATGTGAGATCTGGCGTGTACATAAGATTTTGCCAGGGCATTTGCATCTGCAAAGTTTTGCAGACTTGGATTGCCTCTTAGTGTTTCATCCAAGCTATCGACAAAGCTTACTGGGGCTTCTGTTGCGACTTCTTGAGATCCTGTATCTTGGGTTGCCTCGTCACTCATTTTTAGGTTCCTTCTTGTCGGACAACATCCTGACGATCAGCAACACTGTTGCGCGTTGTCCTTCATTAAATGCAGATTCATAGGGATCGCCAGAAAAAGTGGTTGTCTCAAAGCCAAATCTGGTTTTGAGGTCATCTAAAACTTGCTCACCGTCTTCTGTATTAAATGTTCTACGGTACGCTAATTTAAGGTCTTCTAATTTCTTCATGTTATTGCGCTACGGCTTTTACCATTGGCGCGAGTTGATTTGCCATTTCAGCATCCATCATTTGCTCTTGCTGCTGCGCTTGTGCTTGTGCAGCTTGCGCTTGCTGTTCGCGGATCTCCGCAACCTCATCTGGGCTACGAATAACACGCGCTGGAATGCCAGTGACTTCAACCAGGTACTGTACAAGCTTGTCTGTGTCTAAATAATCCATGACAGGCGCTATTTCTGCGACTTGCATCATAACCTCGAAACCACGCAACATAGATTGCAGATCTGTCAATTTCTGCGCTTTAGCCATCGGGCTGACGTATTCTATTTCTATTTGCTGACCTTGCAATTCTTCTGGCGCTTGCGGCAACATGCCAGCTGCTAGCAGCAAACTAAAGCTACGCTCGATGAGCGGCTGTAATAATTCTGACTGTAACCGTCCAAGCACGGGCGCGAGGATCCGCATTTTTTCTTCGTTACGTTGAAGCACCTCTGTGGCGGTCATGGTTGCGCCTGGCGACATCATTAACTGGTCAACATAGAACGCTTTATTAATGGCGTTGCGTCTTTCGTTTTCCATTGCTAGCCCTAGAGGGTTGTTTGCACCTATTTGCAACGGTTCCAGACGATCTCTTGTGCCAGATCTATAGAAGTTTATTGCGCCTGGCGTTGTTCGAACAGGTAACACAAATCCATCATCGGGCGCCATCATTGGTGGATCGATCTGCTTTTGTGCTGCCCGTATTGTGACCTCAGACATTTTGTTTAACATCTTAACGTCTGGCAGTGCGTTCATCGATGGTGAACGTCCGTAGGTACTTACGCTATCTTTTACAAATCGCGGAACCATAAAAGGAAAACTATCAAAACCACCCTCGCCTAGCTGTTGGAGCGTATCGGCATGATAATATAACGATGCCACGGCTTTTTGCTTCCCAACACCGCCCTTGCTTTCCCCTCTAGGATAAAGAGCATGAACAATTTTGTGTTTTTTGTACGGGTCTTTTTCCACATCTTTTTTCGCGACATCTGGTAAATTTTCCTCACCAAACCGCTGCGCCATTGCTCTGGCGGTTATTTCAAATTTTCTATAGACCGTATCAACTTCGCCTTGCGAGTTTTCACTAATACATATTTCCGCAATGTGCCTGGCATTAAATCTTAGCCCGTCTTTATCCATATCGACAAACAATGCAGCTGTGCCAAAAACCACCAGGTCATAAAACAACTCATGTATTTCTTGCTGAAAATTAGATCTATTAAATGCCTGGTACATTTGATCCAGGCTTAATTCTAACCACTCATTGGCCGCATCATCTCTTTGCAGCGCTGGATCTCGATACCGCATAGAAAACCACGGGCTGACAGGGCTAGTCAGCATACCGTGCAATGAAGACGATAATAATTCTACCGCATGTATTGCTGTGCCATCATAAATTAATTCAGTGCGCTTATCGCCTTGAGTACGTTTTTTTGTAATGTCAGCTTTTCGAGGCAGCATATAATCTGCCAGTTCTTGCCAATGCTTTTCCCAATTTGACCGCTGTGTCTGTAGCGTTTTGTAACGCTCATCCAGCTGTTTTATCTTTGGTGATACTTGCATTACATCAATCCATAACTAGAAATGATAGATTTTCTTTTTTTACGCAGACCAGGGGATAATCCTTCTAAAGATTTCCCATGTGTGCGCCCAGCCATCTTTTGATTTAGGCGCTCTAATGGATCAACACTTGCCGCCAATTTGCGTTTTGCTGGCTGAGAAGAGGCAGCGCCCATCTTACCAGCCTGGTTTTTATACATCATGCAATTAATCCACCGCCCATTAATGACCTACGCTTTCTGGTTGGCGCATCCGTTAACAGACCTTTAGATGTGGTTTGTATTGTTGATCTTCTGCCTTTTTTACGAATTGTATCGGCAACATCTTTTTCTGCATCACCTGTTGCACCAGCCTCTAAAATATCAGCTTCCTCTTCGGCACTGCCAGCTGTTGTGGTGGATCCACCCTCTGGTGTTAACTTAACAGGCTCTTTTGTTTCTGCTGGTGGTTCTGGCGTTTCCGTTACTGGTTCTGCTACCGTTTCCACAGTGGGCGCAGCTGCCGCTGGTGGGGGTGTTGATCCGCTATCATTTCTATCTCTATCTGCTTGAAATTTTTCCATAGCTGCTTTTGATCTTTCAGAACGTTCTCTAAAATCATCCATACCAGCTTGGCCGACATCATCTTTACCCAATGTGCCAAAACCTAAAGCAATATCTGTTAATAGATTATCAACAACACGACCCGTTCTTGTACTCGGCGCA